TTCACAGAGCGCGAGGGCCGATACTTCGATCGCGTTCAACCTTACCAACACCACAGCCGAACCCCATCGGTTGGTGTCAACGTCTACTCCTTTGCCCTCAAGCCAGAGGAGCACCAGCCATCCGGCACATGCAACTTCTCCCGTATCGACAAGGCAACCCTTCAGCTCACGGTGTCTGTCAACACGGTCCGCTCTGGCCGCACGGCCCAGGTTCGCGTCTACGCGGTGAATTACAACGTTCTCCGAGTCATGTCAGGCATGGGCGGTCTTGCATACTCCAACTAAACGTGACGTAGTGTACTACAATAAATAAGTAACAACAAGGGGAAACCCACCACTGTGTTTGGAAACCCAAAAACAGTTGTGACTTGGTAACAAATGATTCACTTCATCTTAACAGGAGGTGTAGGGAATCTAGTCGGTGGATTTTTCTCTGTGTTCTTCTTCCTATGTAACGCATACATCCATGCAAAGAAAACCAATACACCTTTCTATATAGCCCACGCGGATTGGCCTTACAATCGATGGCATGATTACTTCACAACCTTGGACTTGAAAGAGGATTACTTTAGGTCGCGTCTACGATGCTTACACTTGAATGTGCCTAGTGAATGGAAGTATCCATTGGAAGACTATAGGATTGCAATTCGTGAAGTGTTTGTATTACGCGAACCTCTTAAATCCAGGGTCGAATCCATCGTGTCTTCATTGGGTCCATTTATTGGTTTGTTTGTTCGAAGAGGTGATAAACTCTTTGAAGAAGCCAACTACATTCATGTGAAGGATATACTCAGCCACATTCCCCATACTGAAAGCACTACGTTCTTCGTACAAACCGATGATTATACCGTGGTTGAAGAATTACAACAAGAACTACCCAATAATCGAATTGTTACCATTGTTCCCACTACGAAACGAGGGTCGTATCACAATAAGGCGTTTAGAGAGCGCGAACATCGACACGATATTCAGTCGTTAGAAGAGAAGTCAAAGGAACAAAAACAAGCTGAAACCGAAGAAATGCTTGTAGGACTGAGTGTATGTTTACAGGGTACAGAGTGTTGGACCGATGACACTTCCAATGTAGGGCGATTTCTAAAACTCTCCAAGCCAGAGACTGTAAAGTTTTATCCAGAAGACTATTCATTGGACCCATCGAGTATATGTCATCCTGCTTGGACTGTTCGCTGTGTTTAGAAGTCCAAAAACAGTTGTAGATTACAAATAAATGTCCAACTTTCAAGGAATTAAATATAAAGATGCGACAAATTGGATAGGGTTTGTACCTCAAAATACCGGACCCATTCGCTATCTAGAAATTGGAGTTCTCTGTGGAAACAATGTGTTAAGTGTTGAAAAACTATACGCAAATCATCCAGAGTCTGTTCTTGTATGTGTAGACCCTTGGATGGATTATCAAGAGTATCCTGAGTACAAAGGTAAGATACAATCCTATTACGATATGTTTTTGGAGAACACACATCATATTAGAGACAAATTAGAAGTTCATCGCACGTTTTCGCATAAAGTTCTTCCTACCTTTGAAGATGCGTCGTTTGACTTAATCTATGTTGATGGTAACCACTTACCCCATTTTGTTCTAGAAGACGCAGTTCTTGCGTTTCGAAAGTTAAAGATTGGAGGCTATCTTGTATTCGATGATTATGAAGGTCCAGACGTTCCAATAGGAATTCATGCATTTGTAGAGGGTTTTAAACGGTGTATTGACCCACATGTAGGATTACGAGGATGTCAGGTGTTTGTGAAGAAGATATCTCATTAAATTCAATAGATAATATAAATGTCGTTCTGTATTGTCTATCTTGCATCACCGAGGTCATTTACATACGCTTCACAATTGCGAATGGACATGCTTAGAGTGTCCCTTCAGAGAACCAAACAATGCTTTCCAAATACCGACATCTTCATCTTCCATGAAGACTATACCGAAGAAGATATGGCATCGCTTCCTCCTGTTAAGGAATACATTCAAATTGATTTTTCAGGAGGCGATGAACGGTATAATGAACTCACACATCGTAGGAAGGGGTATCTTATGATGTGTCGATTCTTTTGCGGACCTTTCCAATCATATCCTCAGCTTCAAGCGTATACCCACTATATCCGATTGGATGATGACTCGCTTTTCATTGAACCCTATATTACAGAAACTCGTGTTCATGAACTTCTTAGATACGATTATGTCTATCGAACAATATACAATGAAGAACCTTGTATGCCTGACCATAGTCTATGGGAATTCACGTTAGAGTTTCTACGAAAGGAGGGTGTTAAAGAGCATGACTTTGTCTCTCTTAAGAAAATGCTCAAAGAGAACTATTTGATGCGAGGGGGTACATGGGCTAACAATGTTCCCTATAACAATTTTCATCTATCGAGTCTCGCACTCTGGAAAAACCCACTGGTTCAGCGCTATCTAGCCGCTATTGAACAAGAAGGTGGTATACTCAAATATGGATGGTTTGATGCATCAGTTCATGCAATGGTTGCATTTGTACTTCGTTGGTTTACGAGAACAAGTGTTAGTTGTGATCCAACCTGGGGATATCGCCACAATTGTCATATTTCACGAATGAACGATAATGCAGTAGGAGCTACTGCTCCAGAGTTCTTTCCTAGTTCTTTATGAAATAAGCAGGTCCATCTGCAAGACTTCCATACGGTGCATCCACTTGTGAAACATCTACTTTCTCAAAATACTCTAGACATGCGCGCCTACATCCACCTAGATTCCAATCGTCAATAATGAGAACGCCTCCTACATTGAGTAGAGGATATAACTGCTCTAAACTTACTTTAGTTGACTCGTAGAGATCTCCATCAAGACGTAAGAGAGAGATACCACCCAGTTGGCGTATGACAGACGTATAGGGTCCCAATGTATCTTGAAACCATCCCTTTACGAGAATGATTTTTTCATCGTTGTTAGGAAACCACTGTCTAAGATTTCTACGAACTTCCTCTTTACTACATACTGTGACACCTGAACTCTTGAGTAGTTCGCGTTTATCAGTGTATTTGACACGAGGCATGTTTGGTAAACCAGGTTGTTCATCGTCTTCCTCGGACGCAAGTGGTATCCCCTCAAACGAATCAAATCCATATATCCATCGCGATTCCCCAAATGCATTCAATCGTTCTTGCATGGCTGCAATTTGCGCACCTGCAGCCACTCCACATTCTACGAAGATACCTGGAATTTTGGCTTGAACGACACTATCTGTGTAGTACTGGGTGTTTTTTATGGTTTCAGTTGTAGAATATGCGACGCCATGATAAGTCATTTGTATAGGTTAGTTGATATTTCTAGGCCATCTTTGAACGAGTGTCGTGTTTTCAACTTCGCAATATAGACAGTTTGCATGATTTTCCATATCACATTTTCTCATTGTCGAATTGGTTAACCCTCTGAAATGATAGAGTGATGCTGTATTTGAACGGACACCTGTAATTCCAGGACAAAGTGCGTTATGAATAAGTCCTAGTTCAGACCGCAATGGATCACAAATCGCTTTGCAAAAATATGAACCTTCTTTATTTCGCTTTGTGCGAGTATAGTCTCGTGGGTCTGACGAATCAATACCTCCTTCACCCACCCATAACCAGAAGATATACACTAAGGGTGGAGTAATAAGTTGGTCTAACGTTCCCTTTTCAATGACAATGTATTCGTCTAAATCCAACATGGCTAGTCGTTGAACACTGTGTTTAGAAATACAGATTGCATGGGTTTGTTGTTCGGGTTGTGGGGAACCACCGTACGTATAGGGAAAGGTCCATCGAAAGAGAATTCCTGGAAATGATCGAGTAGCTTCTACAATCAGTTCAAACTCTTCATCTGTACTGTTGTTATCGTATATTAAGAAGAAATCAGCTCCTATATGTTGATGATATGCACACCACTTCGTAATCCATTTGGCAGATGCACATTCCATTGTGGTTAATGCCAATTTACAAGTGTTTACATGGTATTCATTTGCCTTAACACGTGTTCCATTAATTGTAACATATCTATCATTAACCTTGTAGAGACGTGTATGTTTATGTTCACATACTATTTCACTAGAGTTATCGACTACAACAGGATTGTTATAGTTCGTAATGACATAACTGATTCCATTCTTATACACAATATCATTGACTCCATGGATTGATAACGGAGTTTCAACACGCATTATATAGACCTCAAAAAATAATTGATGTCAAATCGTGAAGGTTGAGTAGGTGTATAAAAAGGAGCATCCCATGAGTCCACAATACAAACCGGTAATCGCTCATATAAATGAGAGAGTGAATTGCGTAGTACAACTGGTGTAGCTCCACATAAGAGAGCTTCATAGACACGATGAGTATCGATTCCAGTTCCTTCAGGACAGAGTACAAACTTCGATCGACATAAATCATCTAGATACTGTAGAAACTCAGTTTCAGTACGAACGACAATTCGCGTATTATTCTTAAACGCATCCATACATTCCTGACGCTTGGGTGTGTTATGTACAACTTTGAAATTACAATATATTTCAATCGTACGTTCATACTCTGGCTTCTTAAACGACGCAATCTCTTGGAGACGTTTATCGACGAATCCAATTGGTATCGTAGTAAGTTTTGGGTGCTGAACGGTTGTATTCATTGCATAGATGTGATTGGCAACTAAAAGTAGACTATCAAGTTCTGCTTTTCCAAACGACCGGTCCGAGTTATGTACGATGATAGTGAAGCGTTTGGTTCGGACAGTAGGTAGTTTCTTGATAAATGAACTTAAGTAATCACCATTCAGAAACACCCATTCCCCATCCTTAGCGAGTTGATAATAGAATTCCTTCTTTTCAGGGTATCGTGTATCATGTACCCATGAACACTTATCTGCAAACCCTCTTCCTGATATCATTCTATTATAAATGATTCCACGTTGTAAAATATCTATCTGAACGAGGTGTCCCGGGTAGAACTCTCATCGGACTACGTGGTATACCCAATTGATAGGAAATGAGTTCTGCACATGACTGATCGTGTCGATGACCTTTACAGCGAATATCTTTGCTTTCACAGTTGTTCTCGTTTTTCCATTTACCTCTAAAGATTCCGTCTTCACATGCCTTTTTCCATCGTCGAAAGAACTCTTCGGTAATAGGTACATTAAAGTCATATGCCATAAAACATGCGTAGATTGCACTAATCGATTCAGCTGTATTTCTATCTACTCCGAAATACGTTAACGCTCTATCATTGGTCCATTGTGCTACGTTCCAACCATCTTCTTGAAAATAGGCTCCATGTTTAGTGATTTCTGGAAACAAGTTCTGAATAGGCTGTGTAAGTCGAAGAACACTATCACACCAGATAATCTTTGTATATCCAAGAGAACGTGCCTTTTGAATGGCATACACCTTGAATGCATAAGGGTTCTCGGAATGAGGTGGACTTCCCATACTTTCAAACGTTGTGAATGGAAAGACTGGAATTTCAGGACTGTATCTACGTATCGAAGAGACAAGAACAGTCTGTTGGGCTGCATATCCTCCATTCGCAAACGAGACAAACGCAGCGCCTGTCTTATCACGCTTAGCTCTCGAATCGTTCGCAGAATGAAGAACCCAGTTCGGAGGACATCCTTCAAATTTCCCTTCACTTTCATCGTAGCAATACACATGGATTGGGATTTGATGAAACAGTCCATACTTACTATCCATCATAAAGCATGCTATTGCCCAACTTGAATCGACTAAGTGGATTTCCTTTGCGTGTTGAAGAATTCGTATAGCGTCAAAAAACATGTTTGAAGTAATGGATGACAAGTCTACGACAGATACACCTCCTTCACAAACAAACTTATTGTATAAGGGTTCATCGTGTATACAGATATAGGGTTCATTGGTATGTACGTGTTGGATATATGCAACTTCTTCGGTTGCTGGATCACGATAAAACGAGAAACTATCAATGCGTTGACGTGTTGAAAGTCCATATGCTTCGTAAAAGAGTTGATCGATCCTCAACTTCGGATTATCTGCCGAAAACTGCTGCATACGTCCACCGTCAAATTGTCCGTGAAGTATCTGAGTTGCTCCAGGTAGCTTTACAAGTTTAACGCCGTGAACGTTCAATTCCGAAAGAGGTGCGTATATGATACTGACGTTCTTTAATCCACGGATATAAAACTGAAGAAGATTCCAAGCGTCTTGTCTAGCCAACACATATAAGAACGTATATCGACTTGCGTGATAATTGATGAGCGGAAGACAGAATAGAATATCCTCCCATCCTTGATGAAAGTAGAGAAGTGCTGTAGTTTTCATAGTTCTTATATTGTTATCTGTCTCAAAATAACAATGAAAGCATTCTCATTTTGTCTCTATAATCCACCAAATGCTTTGTATTACACTGGGCTTCTCGAGAACATTCGAATGATAAAGACGTATTATCCAGATTGGTGTGTGTACGTTTACATTGGTAATGATGTACCTGAATCGTTCATATATACACTGATTGCAGTCGATGTAAGGGTGCGTTATACGAATGAAATAGGATCAATCAATATGATTTATCGGTTCTTAGCCATTGAAGAACCTGATGTAGAACTTATGATGGTTCGTGACGCAGACAGTCGTATCCATTGGAAAGATCGTTGGGCAATCAATGAATTTATCAACTCTCCCAAACTCGCACATACGATTCGCGACCAAATGATGCATACTATCCCTATGCTTGGAGGACTTTGGGGACTAAAGAAGTCTGCAAATGTTCCAATCGGATTATGTTTTAACCATTACAAAACCGAACAACTTATTATTGGTAATGCAGGTAAGGATCAAACGTTCTTGAACACATACATTTGGCCTCGCGTGAAACATACGCTTCTTGCACATTCAAGTGTAAACTATACAGCAGGTCCAGAAGAGTTAGTAACCTTTCCATTTCCATGGTCAAACGATAACTATTGTGGAAGAATTGAAGGTCCTGGTTATATTGAACCAGTCCAGCCAACTCAATCTCGCTTATTCACACACTTTATCAACCGATCCAAGAATAAATTATCATTAAAATAGAAATGACAACCGGTTCACGAGCACAAGTCATGCATGGTACAGCCGATAAAACCCCAGGTGGACTCACTAAGAGCGACCTCAAATACAACAAGGCAGGACGCATTGTTTCGCGTAAGAAGTCTATGAAGGCCAAGAAGGAGAACCGATTGGTTAAACTTGGGTTCAAGACACGCAAGGGCAAGTTCGGTATTGTCAAGACTAAGAAGGGCAAGAAGGGTGGAGCAGAGGACGAGTAACTTCTCTACATACAATAATGGGATTCGGTCTATTTGGAACACCACTCTACCTCAACGAGAAATGCATTGTGTTTTCAGCCTTTGTCCTTGCGGTCTATTTCATGCCTCATCAGAAGGCGTGGCAACATGAAGCAGTGTTTGCGTTCGTCCTTGCGATGACTGCGTATGTCTTGATGGCTTGGTACGACTACCTATACGACTGCAATGATAAGCTTGGACCCACCTTCTTTGGAGCATTGATTGGATGGTTCAAACCCTACGGAGGTGTGCCTCCTGAATACCCTCCACTCCCTCTCAAATACAAGAAGATTGTCGCAGCCTTTGATGTCATTGTACTGGTTGTCTTGTTATCACTGGTCTTCTATCCTTACACAGGACGACTACTGAAATACTATTTATCTTGATAGAGTAATGGACCCTGGCACAGCCGCAATACTCACTCTTAGCACCATCACCGGCATTTCCGGATATGGTGCTATGAAGCTCAACGCCAAACGAGGCGCTTCCATTGACGAGGAAGTCAAAAAGGCAATTGGAGACGCTCAAGCGTTGATTAAGTCCGCACAAGATGCTAAACTGATTGCAGAACAGGAACGCAACAAGAAAGAAGAGGAAGTCAAAAAGCTCTCGGCTGAAATTGCCAAGATGCAAAAAGCCCAACAACAGTTAGTCGATGAAAAGGTTGTATTGTCCAAGAACCTTGAATCGGCCACTGAACTTGAAAAGACGTATCGCGAGTTGAGTCCTGAAGTCTTCAAACAAGCCATTAACGATTTCAAGGCCAAACCTGAAATCGAGAAACTCGGTCATCCAGAGCTATTCGAACCCTTATTGTCCCGATTCTCAGTCACTCGTGGAACCGCTCGTGCGCTCTATGCAAAGTTTGAAAGTGTAGTGGTTGGAATGATACCCAAGGCAGAGTTCGATGCACTTCTACTTGACGCTCTGAAGAATGGAAGCAGTTCCCTGGAACAACGAAAAAAGAAAGAAGCTGAAGCAGCCCAAGCGGCTAAAGACAAGGCTGCAGCAGAGGCCAAAGCAATTAAGGACAAGGCAGACGCAGCAGCCAAAGTGAAGGCTGCAGAAGCCCAAGCAGTACGGGATGTTGCTGCTGCAGAAGCGGCTGCACTACGAAAAGCAGCTATTGAGAAAGCGGCTGCAGACGCAGCTGCAAGAAAGGCAGCTCAAGAAAAGGGTGCATTAACTCTACGAACACCTACAGGTGGAATGCGGAAAAAGAAGTTAAGGACGCGCCGCGGGGGTAAACAAAATGACAGACGAACTCGTCGTAGCAAAAACCGTTCAAACCGCTCCCATCCGAACGCTGGCTGAGGGATTGAAATCTATGTTAGTCGAGATGAGTCTGGTCTTTGATAAGGATGGAGTTCGCATGATTGCAATGGACAATACCCGAACGGTGTTGACTCATATGCGGTTGTATGCGAACAAGTTCGAACATTACGAATACAATCACACCTCTCCGCGTTTGGATGTGGGATTGAATACGGACCATTTCTATCGTGTTGTGAAGACGGTGACGAATGACGATACGATTACGTTCAGTGTCTCCAAAGCAGAGAGCAATCACTTGACGATTACCTTGGAGAACGGAGAGAAGAAGCGACTTGTGAAATACAGGTTGAACTTGTTGGACCGAGATGATAGTGATATTTCGATTCCCGAACGAGAGTTTGCGACACGCATCACTATGCCTTCATTGGATTTCCAGAAGATTTGCCGTGACATGACCTTGTTGTCCGCAAAGACGGTGGACATCAAGAATGTCGGTAACGCATTGACCTTCACTTGCAAAGGTCCGTTTGCTTCTCAAACGGTGACGATGGGTGATTCTGCGTCTGAAATGAATATCAACAAGAAAGAGTCGCAAGAGATTGTCTCGGGTACCTTCAGTTTACCTCACTTAGTGCTCTTTACAAAGTGCTCGAACCTTTCGAATAGTCTCGAAATCCATATGAAGAACGACTGGTTCTTGATGATACGCTACGTGATTGCGAACCTCGGTGATATAAAGCTTTGCTTGATGCCTTGTTCCGCTTAATCCTTCGGGTCCTTCCACCTTTTGTCTTACGAATTGCGTTATAGAGCTTGCGGATATCCGCATCGTCTATAGACCCTACACGCACTGAGTTTGCAAACCCTTCGTAGTCTCCATCGCGCGCAAGTTTACGTGCTTTTGTGCCCGACATTGCAGTTGCACCTGTTCCTTCCGTTCGAGTCAAGGCTTTGAACTTGGGTGGAGGAATGTCGTGTTTTTTACCCGACTCCCACATCGCTGCGTCCGGTCCAAACATCTCGGCTCTATCCGACCCTGCGAGTAATGTGATGTTCGTATATCCTCGTTCACGAAGGTAGTTGCTTGCTTGTACGGGTCCACCACATTTAGGGTCACATTCCGAAGTGTCTATGAAGGTTACGCCTCTAGGAAACATCTTCTTGAGTGCGGCAATCTTTTGGGCTGCGGTCAACGGATTGGATGATTTGGGTGTAGTGGCAGACGATACAAAGATAAATGCGTCTCCTCTTGAGTTGATGACTTCCTGAATCATGCGTGCATGTCCGATGGTAGGAGGTTGGAACCGCCCTACTGCGAAGCTAGCCATTGTTTCTTATCCAAGTATAAATGGCATTGACTCGAAAGAACAAACGAAGTGGAGGCGACTTGGTGACGCACCTGTTGACCATCCGCAATCAAATCAAGTTGTACCACTGGCAGACCCGGCAGTTTGCGAGACATACAGCAACGGATGCATTAACCACCGCACTGGACTTGAACATCGATGCGTTCGTAGAATCCTATATGGGACGCTACGGTCGACCGAATGTTTCAGGGTCTATCAAGCTTCATAACTTCAGTGAATCCGCAGCCAAGTCCTTTGTCGCCAAGGAAAGCAAGTATTTGGAAACCGAGTTGCCCAAAAAGATTGGAAAACATGATACCGACTTGCTGAACTTGCGCGACACCATTCTCGGTGAACTCACCAAGGTTTCGTATTTGTTTACTCTTCAATAGAGACTCATCGTAAACACACTCGCAGCTTTTGCATCTCCAACAGGATTACCTACGGTCGTCATGGTTACACTGTATGTATCGGCTGGAGAGAATGTTGCCGATTGAGTGGTGATGGTTTTTATATTCCCCACCGTGGTGTTGTCCAAAGTGAGAGTGAGAACAGGAGTCGTATCCGTATTTTTGTAGACACGATAGGTCATTGTAATCAAACTTGTTAACTGTGTGCCTGTAAAATTGCCAGTAAATGCAATCATACACATGGTTTGACTCACAGGAACTTTGAATAAGAATGTAGTATCCACTGTTGGATGAACACCTGTCGCTTCCTTATTGATGTTTGCTTCGGGGAGTGTTCCAGGCACCATGTAATATCGCTGATTGTTATCAGGGTCTCCAAGCATACCAAATACAACGATACGAGGCTCTTGTGTCGTGACGAACGAGTTGCCGTTGGGATTGTTGTTGTAGAGGTCAGTGTATCCAAGTTGAATAGTTCCAGCAGTACGGTCTACATCGTAGGTTGAACCAAAAATCGTAGAGGTTTTGACTGCGAAAAAGGAGCTTGCATTGGTCGTTTCGACTCCAACAATGTTTGTTCCTGTTCCTCGTGCATTGACCACAATGTCGCGGACTGGGAAACGATTGGCTCCTGTAATGTAGATACCGCGTGAAATGCCTGTGCTACTCGACACAACATTGATAGTGCAACGCTGTATACAGTTCGCACTTATAAACGCAGTGGTTGGAGGTGTAGTCGCACCATCGGCAAGGACTCCGACAATCGTTGGAGCGGAAGTGGAAGTCGATGTAATCGTCCAAATCGAATTGCGTAATTTCGCAGTGCTAGGTGTTGCGTTTGGAAAATACACTCCTGTCAAATTGTAGTTTCCACTGGACGACAAGTTTGCAGTAAAGTCTTCTGCACGACTATTCACTCCCATCGTAACCAGGGTTGTATTTGCAGTGACTCCAAGCTTTTGAATGGTAACCGCCTGAGCCCCAGAGCCTCGTAAGGAAACATTGTCTGGAATCACGAGCGTTTCGTTGTAGACTCCTGCATTTACAAGTACGAGTTGTCCTGTGGTAGCCAATGTTAGTGCAGCCGATATAGTCAAAAATGGTTTGGAATACCTATCGGCGGCTGCAGTTGTGTCATTGCCATATACGCTATCCACGGTTAGCGTATTTCCAATCGGAGATGGAACTCCTTGTGGACCTTGTAACCCTAACTGGGTTGTCGCAAGTTTCCCAACACCGGGAACATACCTAAATAAAGGGGGACCTGTAAGGGGGGGAACAACACTCATTGACTCTTACTTAGGACGCAGATTATGTGCCTTGTACGCGATGTCGTCACCTAATTTCATCTTCAAGGTGGGAGAGAACAACTTGCGGTCACAGACAGTGCTGAGGTTGTTCCAGATTTTGATGATGTGAAAGTGTCCTTTGGGAGACACAGTGACTCCGACGACGGATTCGTTCTGTTGTTTCAACAGTGTGTTGGCCATGCAGTGGACCATGCAGTCAATCAGCACGGTATGAGTGTCGTGGGCGTCGACCTTCTTGGACCATGCGCCACCTTTATCGTTTTCGGGTGCGTCCCAGAGTGGACGATATCCATCTCGCATCAGGAAGAACATGCCTGAACTCCATGCTTCGGAGGAGATGGCTTCGACGACTGACCAGAATTCGGAGGGTGTGTCAAAGGTGAGAATCTTAATGTAGCTTTCAAGTGAGTAGTCATTGTTGTTGGGGTCGTGATACCAAAGTACCCATTTCTGGGAAAGTGTGTCTGTCATTGTGGAGGGGGGAAGTTGATTTAGTTGTGAGTTTTAAATTCGTTTTGAAAAACGGATTTGTATCCGTCTAAACACTAAACCTCCCCCCTCTCACAATGGATATCCATACGATATACGCAGCACGCAGCTTACCCCGCCCCTCTCTCGGTGAGGACATCCTCGCCATCATTTCCAAACTCAAGATTTCATTCAAACCCCCATTCCGTCGTTTCCGACCTGTGAAACGAAACGACGAAGAGGACAACTGGCGTAACCATGCATTGGTCGCCGCAGTTCGCAAGGTCAAGGAGAAAGACGACCCAGATTACAGCGAGATTATGAGTAACATCAACAAGCTCAGCAAAGCCAACTACAGCAAGCTGATGACCGACTTCTTGGAGCGTATCCAGAAGCGCGATGCACTCTTCCGTCTTCGTGTCACGACCTTGCTGTTCGACTTCGGTATCAAGTCCAACTTCTTCGCACCCATTCTCGCCGATGCCTACAAGGACATCGTAGCCGCCCATCCCGACGCACTTCAAGACCTTGCGACTCAAACCGCAATGTTCGGCACCTTATACGACACCGACCGCATTGTCGTGGTTCCTTCCTCGACAGACCCTGGATACGACGATGCAATTATCGCCTGGACCAAACAGAAGGAAACCAAGCGTGGCTTTGCCGTCTATGTCTCCGAACTCTACAGTCGTGGGTTGGTCTCCGAAGAAACCATGACTGGATTCTTGAAGACAGTGTTCGATGACTTGCGCGACAGTGTTCGAGCCGCCAAGAACCCTGCGAACGAAGAGCATGTGGACGCACTGGTTCGATTCCTCTTCGCAGTGTCGACCAAGGTTGCGGTCAAGTCGTCTATCCAGCAGCTCCTTGCGATTCCCAAACCCGAAGTTCCCAGTCTCAGTATGAAGAGTCGCTTCAAGTTGGAGGATGCAGCCAAGGCGTCCAAGTAACTCTCGTTCAAATAACGCAGAACGCCTCCTTGCGTCCAGACAAATGTCAACACCTTCTGCAACGGTAATGGTTCAGGCTGCTAAGGTCGCACTCCAACAGGACCGACCCATTTATTTGGATTACTATGAGGACAGCCTTCAGAAGAAGTGCTGTATCGGTGTTCGGGATACAACCAAGATGTTGGTTAAGTCCGACACAGAGTATACCTCTCCCATTGAATCCATCATGCGTATCAAGGAAGACAATACCTGGATTATCCTCACAGAGAACTCCTTGTATATCGTCTCTGCAGACATCCCTGTGAAGAAGATTGTCTCTTCGGAGGCGTAAAATGGATTTTTTTACGGCTGTGGAAGTAGAACGTTAATGGAACAGAACCACTGTATGGGCATCAAAGCCGACGGCACACGATGTCAAACCTACGATAACCGAATCCGAGAACCCATGACTCACCTTCGATTCTGCGGAATTCACTGGCGTTCCTATACGAAACGCGTTGAACGCATCGCACACTTTCATCCAGGAGACGGAATTGAACTTCACCATCACCAACCCGGAATGTGCTTGAACTTTCACTCACGTGGAAACGCCTGGTGTAGAAATCACGCTGCACCCGGTCATCTTCAATGCGAAAACCATACCCCTCTTCCAGTCATCGACCCTCAACATGAGCTTGAACTCTATCAACTGATAGAACCTCGAATGACCTATCAGCAAGTCGTTGACGATGTGTTTCGGCGTCCTAGACTCACTCGCGGTGACCGATGGACCATTGCGTCTCGGTACTATCGAGACATCAATCCAAACGCATGGGAGAACGCGAATGACCCGTTCAACGAGTACTTTGAATGGAGACTCCGGGGTGGACAAGGACTTCCTCCCAACGAAGCTCGACCAGAAGTTCCACGCGGAAACCTGCATTTGATTGCGATTGACCGTCAGAACGTCCACACACGAGCTGTGTCCCAACAGACCAATAAAGGATTGGAAGTGTTGCTGGCTCTTCAAAAGCAGAAGAACCGTGCGATGCGCTCACCCGAATGGTTTGCGTCTCGATGGTTGGTACGTAGTTATGGGTCGTGGCAAGTTGTTTCACGGACCGTCATCGATATGGTGCAGTGGTACAATACCAACACCTGTCGGGCTGCAGGCGACCAACTCTACCGACTCACATTGGACGGACTGTACTTGCGAATCTTGTCCCATCCGTCCGAAGAAGTAAAGGCTGAACTCTACAAACGAGCCTTCGAAGAGTGTTTTGAAAGCGTTGGGTTATGTTGCGACGGACACATCAGCCGTCTCTGCAATGTCTTGGTTGGATTCGACGATGCGTTTGAACCACCGGTCGCATTCGGTGAAGTGCTTCAGAACAAGATGGCTGCCTTGTTCGCGTTGGAGATTCCGACAGATGAGAAGTTAGCCCAAGCGATTGCGTTCTTCAACGAATACGCTGTGCCCGAAGCAGAACGAGCACCCTGGCTTGAAGCTTTCTAACCTCTTAATAATGAAGACTCGTCGCTTACGGCTCAAAGCCATTCGTAAGAGCCATGTGGCTGAAAAGAAGTATGATGCCGTGTTTGTCAAACCTGATGGACGGGAAATCGTTCAGCCGTTCGGGCAAAAAGGATACTCGGACTTTACGAAGCACAAGGATGTGACTCGTAGAACTCGGTATTTGAAACGTCATCGGGGGATGGGTGAACATTGGGATGACCCAACCTCTGCAGGTGCATTGAGTCGTTGGATTCTGTGGAACAAGCCGACCTTCAAAGCCAGCCTTGTAGACTACAAGCGTAGGTTTGGCTTTTAGAGTTGAAGAGTCTATACAGTAATGATTGAAGTTCGAGTACTTCAGTTCTACACACTCCACAACAACCCATGGTTTCACAAAATGAACCTGTCTCTTGAAATCATAAAGACAGAGGATACCCATCAGAAGTACATGTTGGCACACTATGGGAGTTGCTTCTTCTATTAAAAACGGATTCGTGTGGGTCAAGCAGTTAGACATTCCCCCCAATAAACAACAATGCCCTGCCCTGTATGTAACAAACCTATTGGCGAAGACCATCGTTGGTGTGTCTTCGAACTCCTTAAGACGAACAAGATTCAAGATGTGTCTCAATGGGAAGAAATGAGTAAGCCCAAGACCATCATCAAAGGGAAAATCAAGGTGCGACTCCCTAAAGAGTGAGAGTCACTTGAATCGGAGGCACGTTTTTTCTCCAAAGGTCACCCAACGTTAAGCTGCGATTGCGTTCAAAATACATGCGCGCAATCGCATTAAACAGGTGGACGTACAATGTCACTACAAAAATCGCAATGACCCATGGATTCATTGTTCTAATTGGATATGCTGTGTTCGGGGAAGTCTACGCGTAAGAAGCTCCTTGGTCACTACACTTCCTGCATCTGGCTCTTCTCCGGGTTCAGGCAATCCTTCAATGGTTCGAAGCACTTCTGCCATCCTCTGCGGCTGGTCGGCGAGTAACAGCGCAACCTGTGTTCGAACCACTTGCTTGTTGGGTCGTTGGCGAACCGTTCGTTGCTGTCGTCCAATGGTTCCACCACCTCCCTCAATGACAAAATTGTCTAGGTTGTTGCCTCGCATGAAGGCTAGTATCTGACCTGCTTGTTGGTTTTTTCGTTCACGAAGTCCTTTGATTTGTTGTTGAAGCACGCGGATTTCGTCATCAGTTGCAATCCACTGGCGTAAGACTTCACGAACTTCGTCAGACATTTACCTTTATTGTTGGAGAGTATGAAAGTTAGAACTTCCAACGCTTATCGCACTCTAAACAGGTGACAAAGGTCGTCATCGGCTCATCTGCCGAGCGCGTCTGCTGCTGATAGTAGTCGCAGTTCGTCTTTCGTTTGCATCCCGAGCAGTACATCTGAATGTTTGCAGTGGTCTTGCGACTGTATAAAGCTTTGTCCTTCTCTGCCACTTCCTTGAGTCGTTCCATCCAGCGTTCTGGATGTCGGTCCACTTCTGAAGTATGGACGAACTCTTCAGGCGTCATGGTCTCTGCAAGACTACGGGACTGATATAAGTTCATCGCACGAGACCGATACAGCTCTTTGAAGGCAGGTGTTTCCCAATCAATGTCGACTAACCATCGTTGTGCGTCTTGGATACACTTGTTGAGAAGTGCAGTCTCAATCTCTTCCGAATTGAATCGAGTCTTGACGAGTTCACGCAATGGATGTGGAACAAACACATTCGCACTACGAATCATCTGTGCCGTCATTTCAGGTGGAGCCGTTTCTTCCTCTTCTTCCTCCTCCTCTTCATCCTCTTCCTCCTCGTCTTCCTCATCGTTCTCCGGTGTTTCCTCTTCATCTCCAAAGGTACAGGATGCATAGTATTCATCGTATTCAGCCGAGGGTAAATCTACATACGCAGTCGCAGGTTTGTCGTATTCATCTGTATCCGTGGTGGTTGATTTGAGGATGACAATAACTCCTTGGAATGCGTCTTCGTGAAAGGGAGCCGGAAGCATATGTTGATTCGTGTTTTCATCATCGTCTTCGGTTGGAGTTGCAAACACCGAGAACGATTCCTCTTCGTGGACTAACTTGCCTTGAAATTGAAGTCCGGGTTGCTTGTATTTCTTACGCAGCCATTCCAATACATCTGCGGTTCGTGCTGGAATCGTTACTTCACCGAGTGTACCCGAGACTGCAATTGAAGTTGCTACAACCATTGTACTGTCATAGGTCCAGTCTGAAAACCATCCATTTTTCAAAACGGATTTGGACTTCTGTAAGAATGGAGTGTATCCCTCCTTACAGAATGCCTTCCTTTATGCCCCAGTACAAACAAAAGCCCCGTTCCACTCCTGCCCCAGCAGCTGCTCCAGCAGTCTCGGACGAACTCAAAGCCCGAATTGAAGAATCCAAACGAATCCAGCAAATCGTTGCTCCACAAGTTCAACCTCAAGTCCAAGACGATGTTGGTTGGACTGAAGTACGACGAACCAAGCGCAAGTTCAAGCGTGAACTAACCGTTGAAGAAATGGATGCTCGTGAACGACAACGAGAGACCAAACAAGACGATGGCGAGTTTAATACCCAGCTCTTCGAGTCGAACCGACACGACCATGACCGCGTTTAGGCTTACCTGCTTTCAAACCTCGTTGTTTCAAGTAATCCATATTCGTGAATTGATTCTTTTTCCATTTGGGAGGTGTTACGGGTACAGGTTTAGGAACTTCGGCACTTTTTGCACGAGCTTCATTTAGTTTGGCTGCTGCCGCGGCCTCTTCTGCCTTTTTCCGTTCAGCTTCTGCTGCGGCTTCTGCATCCGCTTTGTCCTTGGCTGCTTGGGCCTCTTCTTCTGCCTTCTGCTTATCCGCTGCTGCTTTGGCTTCCGCGTCAGCCTTGTCTTTCGCAGCCTTCTCAGCTGCTGCTTTAGCGTCAGCTGCTGCTTTGGCTTCCGCTGCGGCTGCCTTTTTAGCTTCTGTGGCTTCTTTCGCTGCGGCAAGTGCCTTGGCTGCTTTCTCAGATGCTGCCTTCTCTGCGGCTGCTTTTGCTTCTTCTTCTGCCTTCTTTTTGACTTCCGCAGCGGCTGCCTCAGCCTTGTCTTTGACTGCCTGTACCGCAGCGGCTGCGTCGGATGTATCTCTTTTGGTGAGTGCGGCAAGGGCTCCTAGATTACCCAGCCCTCCAAAGCCCTTCATATCCCCGGCTTTTTGCTTCAAACTCTTGAAGACCGTTGCTGTAATCTTACCGAGTCCTGTGGATACATTCGATAATTCAACATCATACAATCTCAATACCGCCGCAAGTGCAAGGTAAGCACCTACACCCATCGCAATAAACACCAATACTTTGAAGATTAAATCAAAAATCTGTTGGGTTGTATATCCCTTGGGTTCCGAAGTTTGCGCCCATGCAGTCCATGCATCGCAAAACTCTTCCTTCACGCCATTCATGTCTGCAAAGCTTTCGCGTGCACATGCTGGGTTGGGAGGGCCTTGTTTGTGGACGATGCCGCGGTCAAGAGGATTGCTACTGTATAAGACTGCATGAACCGCATCGGAAGCCGGTGTGACTGGAAGTGTTTGAGTGATGCTCGACAAACTACTTGCTGAAATAGCTACCGGTGTATCCAACATAATGTAT